ACCAACATCACATGCTCCGAATGCACCCCAGCCAGCGCTTCTGGCGTTTCTGCGCGTGAGGTTCTCGCCGAAATAAACATCTCGCTGGGCGCAGAAGTGTGCTCCACACGATCCGATTTTACATTCAACACAGACTGCAAATGGGGTGGCAACTCATTAATCCAGCGCTTCATCTCTGCAAACAAAGCATCAAATAACTGGGAGCTAGTCGGGGCCGTGACCACAACCTTATTCGGGTAATGCATCAAAAAATACCATAACATCGCCCAAGATGCTGCTGTACTTTTACCAGTGCCATGACCCGATCGGATCGAAATTTTTCTTTCACCAGACGCAATAGCTTCCAAAAACTCAGCCTGATACGGCAATGGCTTTACACCCAGCACTTCTTCAACAAACAAAGCAGGTGCATGAACATAACGCTGGGTAAAATCCAGCATCGTATTGCTTGCTAAATCATTCACCCTGCACAACCTTCATCTTACGCAAAGCATCCAAATGCAAATCACCAATATTAATCTGAACATTCTGCTGCCCAGCATTGCCATACTTCTGCCTATTATAAGCCATCGCCATAATATTATGCTGAGAGGCATACCCCTTAGCAATGCCCAAATCTATCTGACTAACATTGGCCTCGCTTGCATCACGCACGCCATCCTTGGCCTCGTCAACCTCACCCTGCCTGCGCTTGTGCACCTCATCAAGATACTCAAAGCTTGCCTCTGCATGAGCATCAGCAACCAAATGCTCAACTTCCTTTATCGCAGGGGCGTAACGCTCATCCTTCATCAGCAAACGCCTAAGATACCCACGATCTAACCCTATCTCACGCGCTAACTGAGGGATTGTCTTGCCTGCTAAAAGCGCTTCCTGTAGCGCCTCTGGGCCGCCACGATTATCTAACGCAGCAAGTGCTTTGCGCTTCATTGGCTTGCCTGCCATGATATGCTCCACGTTTGTTTTTCGGAAATATTACTGTGATATTGCTGCAAAAGCAATGGGGGCATGGGGGGGCTACGCTTTACCCAGCTGGGAGGAAGCTAAGCATGTATGGAACAAACGCAGCCCTGCGAAAAATATAACACAAAATTTGGTGTGTGAGAATGTATAATAATAATAGGGGTAGGGGTGGGGGCTAGACGGGGGGGTCAATTGTATACCATTGCACACCAATGTTTATACTTTGCCATACTTAAAACAATACAGACCAAACCTATGTAAATCCTAGCAGATAATATCAGAATGATATTTCGTATAATATGTATTATGTTAACACTTTGCCATAATGCCGTTATTACGGTTCTTGATTGTACTAAGTTTGGCAAAGTATGAACAATGAAAAACAATAAGCTTGACTTAAGTTTTACTTAAGTGTAATCGCGCGTGCCCGTGCGCGGCTTGTGCTTTAGTGTGTGGTTGGTAGCTTTTCTCAATAAATCTTTTTTATAAGTTATTGATTATATTACTTTCTTTTTTCTTGTATATCATTATTATATTATGATATAACTTTGATATAAACAATAAGAAAGGGAAAACCAATGACTAAATATGCATATGTAGTAAATGGCTCTGAAGATGGAATACTAGGTGTGTTCTCGAATAAAGCAGATGCGATTAAAGAAGCTGAAAACTACACATCAGAACATGGTTATGAGCACATAAAAACTGAAGATTATATAAAAGAACATGGTGACTGTTATGTAACAGGAACGGGATGCAGCGCCGACGTTACTCAATGGCCTATATGTTGATGCATCTAGGGCATTGTTGCGGCAATGCCTTTACATGCACCAATGCATGGCAACAATAATAAGAAAGGGAAAACCAATGACTAATATAGAAAACCTAGTGGCGGCAATGCTCACAGAAAACACTGGAACTCATATGCTTGATAGCGGCGGCGCTAATGGTAGAGCATGGCAACGCAACCAAGGAATGACAGTTGAAAAGTTCAAGAGCCAACCAAGTGCATATGTTGAAATAACTTTACGCGATTGGAACGGTGAAACCATTGTAGATATGATGCCATGCGTTGACGTGTTCCACCTATTAACAAGCGGCGCTTTAGAGCTAAACAAATTGTGTGATGAATTTAATGCAATGCCTGTTGATGATTGGCACGGCGATTATTACGGCGTTTCAGTAAACGGACAAGAATGGCTTGACCGTCAAGGCTTTGAGGCTAAAGGCGATGGTTTTAATACTTACAACTGGTCTGCAAATCATAGTCAGACTTTACAAGGTCAAGAGCTTGAGCTTGATGGTGACAATTATATACTTATTCAAATTCACGGCGGCGCTGACGTTAGAGGCGGCTACACTGACGCTAAACTATTTAAGCTTGATGATCACGCTGAGTTTTACAACGTAATTACTGAGGATTGTCTTTTTACTGTTGAGCTAAAAGATAAAGACAGCCAAACGCCTGATATGTTCACTGGTCAAACTCACGATAACTTTATCTATTTAGATTGGCGCGGCGAGTGGATCAATTACGATGGTTCCTGCGCTACTGATGAAGAATTATTAGCGTTTGCCACCGCTTGCGGCGTTACTGTTGATAGCGGCTCTAAAACTATCGCAGGTGATGCCTGTTTAGGTTTTTAATCGGAGGTCAAACAAATGAATACCCCAGAAATCCAATTCCTATTAGGCTTTATTACATTACTATTTTTTACATTTATTACAATTTGTGCACCGCACATAATTCAATATTTAGGGAGTTAAACCAATGCAAATTAAACTTACTTACTACGACCTAATGGAAGCAGTTGAAAAGAAACTCAATGAAACCTTTGAGGGAAGCATATATTTAGACGATTGCGAAACCTATCTTCATGTTGAAATAAGCGAACCAGACCGACAGCCAAAAAAGCATAAGAACGGACGCATTGTGAAAAATGAGCACGGTTATCCAATCTATGAAACGGTAGGAACTAAAAAGCATAATTTAAGCTTCAATGATGATAGCTACCTCTCAATTTCAATTTACAAGTAAAACCAAAGCAAGAAGGAATCAAACTAATGACAAAAGAACATTTTGAAAACGAAGCAAAAAAATATATTGCAAACGCTAAGACGCTTGACGCAATGGATGCAAAGCAAGCCGAAGCAATCAATGAGTTAAAGAAAACGCTTGAGCATGTGATAAGCATGTTATGCGATTGTCACGATCTATATGTATCGGACGTTGGCAAGTTAGAGCGTGGTTATCATTTATTAGATAATGCTTTTGGTACAGAGCCGACAGAATGGGAACTTGTAAGATTTGCAGAATACGACATTCAGTGGCCGCCTAAAAGTAAAACCAAAGCAAAATAAGCAATCCCATTTCCCCACCTAGGCCGCGCTCTCAGCGGCCTTTTTTTATTTTCTAGCCTTACCCTTGCTTTTTGTCGTTTCGCTCACTGGTGGCGCTAATTTCGCGGCCTCTGCATAACATGCGGCATACCCTGCCAAATCCAAAGCACCGTCATAGTCTGGCTTATGTGATAATCTGGCAATCTTCAGCAATGCCATCATCGCGCATACGTCATGCGGCTCTATGCTTTCGCGCCTTGCCAGATAAATATTCCAAAGCGCTGCAGTTTGTCCGAAATTACTTTCAACGCTTCCGTAATCCTCTGAGCGCTTCCCATGTAAAATTCTATTTGCTTCTTCTAGTAATGCTGCTCTTATTGTTTTAGTCACTGCTCTTTCTCCTTCTTAATCTGCATTGCTCTAAACTTGATTGCTTGCTTTTGCTCATCGGTCCAATCTGGAAGCTTTACCCCGAGCACCTTTGACCTATCCCAAAAGCCACGCAATTCGTCTAAATCAGTGATGCTCGCAAGCTTGCTTTCAAAGCTCTGCAACCTGCTAAATTTATTCGTTCCATGCGGCACGATCCGAGCCTCTCCAGAATCTATTTTTCTCTGCAACCAAATATCCATTTTTATTTTATTCTCTCCAACTCAAAATCCATAACGTGTTTTAACGTGTTCACTACTATCACGGTTTTATTTTATATATAAAACCGTGAAACCGTGAAGTTGAACCGATTTCACTATTTCTTCACGGTTTTTCACTGTTTCTCACGGTTTTTCCCTGTAACCTATTGTTTTTGCAGCATTCACTAAAATGGTGAAACCTCCTCACTTGAGCTTAAACGCCCCTCCTTGGCAATTATCCATATTTTGCCCTCATTCATCTCGCAGTACCCTTTTTCGATCAATTTCGTGAGTGTTTGGGTAAAGGTTTGAGGAGGGTTTTTTGTTGTCACTTTGCCGCTAAAATGCGCCTCTAAATCCTCCTTATTTATGCACCAGAATTTGCGTGCTTCAGGGAACCCTGCCCCTGTCGGATTGGCACCGCCTACCTTCTCACCCCTGAGTTGCATAAAGCACTTTTTAAACAGCTTTTGGTTTGACCCTTGCGGCCTCGTTTCGCTTGTCGCGTCATCCATTTCATCCTTTGTTGCCTCTCGAATAACGCAAGTTGTCACTGGCTCATCATCTGAGTCACGGCCTAGCTCCACTATTTCCAGTATGAAGTTAATTTCTGAGCCAGTTTCCATATCTCTTTGCTTTGTCGCTTTTGCGGTCCTGACTTTTGACCCTTCATCCTGACTAAGCTCAACCTCTGTATCCACCAGCGCTTTTAGCGAACTAGCGCCCCTAGCGCCCTTAGAGCTATCTTTTCCCGAATGATGGACAATACACACATGAACGCCTGTTTCATCCCTTAGTTCGTCCAATTTTGCGCCAAAGCGAGACATTGCCGAGTTGTCATTTTCATCAAACCCATGACCGCCAGATGTAGCCCTTGCGAGTGTATCTATGATTAACATTTTTACTGGCCCATGCTTTTTTGTTAGTTCGCTGATAATAGCTTTTACTTTTGCTATATCCTCTTCAGCGTCATATAGATTTATTGGGCTAGGTCTTACTGCAAGCTTAACATTTGTATGCTCTGGATAGCTTTGTTGCAGCGCTACAATTCTATTTTGGTATAGATAGCCTCCTTCTGTAGCAAGTAAGAGCACGCAACCGCCATTCACTCTACTCCCTAACCATTCTTCACTTGCAGCGATATGCCAAGCGCAATGCGTAACGAAAAAAGATTTGCCTACATTGCTTGGTCCATAGATAAGCGAAATTGTATTCTCGCTGAACCAGTTTTTAACTATATATTTTGTATTTAACTGAACTTGCGCCTGATCTGGGAATATAACCTCATCTAATACATTTACTGGTTGTAGTAGCTTTTTTGTAGCTTCCGCGCCTTTTGTGCACCATACGTCATTCCAATCTTGCCCTTCGTTGGGTGGTAGAATATGCTCTACACCGCATTCTATAAAAGCTTTTTCGCAAGCTTTACGACCTGCCTCATCATTATCCCCAGCTATAACAAGTCTTGCATTTGGTTTTACTTCTTGCAGCGCCTTGCATACTGCTGAGATATTTCCAGCCGACAAGCAATGCACGCTAGGTTTACCAGTTGCCTCATGCACGCTACACGCATCAGCAAATCCCTCGCAAAGATAAGCAAAGTCATCAATTTTACCTCCGACTACTGCAAAATTGCCTGTAACGGGCATTTGAAAGCTAAACTTCTTTTTCCCGTCTGCCTCAATGAACTGAGTACCAACGCGCTCACCTTTGTTATTTATGATTGTGATTTGCAGGTCACCCTCATCTATTTTAGCGTTATGTTGCTTAATGCGTTTCTGCGTTAGGTATGGGTGTAGTTCTTGCGGCTCTGGTAGCTTAACCACTTTTTCTTCTTTTTGCATTGGTTTCCATTCTGGCAATAGCCCATCTTGCCGTAATATTTCAGTTATATTTTTCCAATCCTGACATTGCCGACAATTAACTTTAACTTCGCCGTGATAGTCTGTTATCCAGAATCTATCTTTGCCGCCGCAATTAGGGCAACGACCATGCCATTCTCGTTGACTTGTTTTTTTTAAATCTAGCGCCGCTATTATTTTGCTGGACCACTCATCCCAATATGCTGTGGTGGTATTGCCATTCGCCCCATTATCTTGTAGCATTTCCTCAATCCTTCGGTTTTTGTCATTGGTTTTACCAAGGGTTTTTTACCTCGCCCCAAGCGTGAACTGCTCCGCTTGGGGCATTTTTTTGCACACTGCTAAAATGGAATTTCGTCGTTCAGCCCATCATCTGCATCTTTGCCATCTAGCAAGCCACCTGTAGGATCGGGAGCTATGTCACCTATTTTTTGAAATAAACGATTTTCGCTAGGCTTTGGTGCATCACTTGCGCTAAATCCTTTTGTTGCAGCGAATGGGTCATCCACTTCGCCTTGATCTGCAAGCTCAAGCACCTGCACACCTTTCAGTCTAAAGCTAACACCAGATACAGCCCCTGTGTTGTAGGCAAAGAGTTTGCCCCACACATTTACCTTGCTCCCTGTTGTAAGCTCAAAGTTAGCAGGCAAGCTATTTCTCTCTGCATCTTTTTGCAGGGGTGGCCTTGTGGCTTCACCTGAGTACGCTCCTTTGAGCTTTGCCTTACCTGTGAAAGTTTCACCTGTGTCTTTATATGGTAGGTAAGTTGGATCAGCTTTCCACTTTTTCTTTGTGTCTGCATCTGCTGCAGCTTTATAGACTTTGTTACATTCTTTATCAAAATCTATGCAGGTTTTCTTATCTAGCTCAAAGTCTATTGTGTATGCAGCCCCATCAGCTAGTGCATCACAAGGCACGCTTTTACTTTGTTC